CTATACGTGTTCCGCCGTATAGCTGTCTGTACATACCATACTGCCGCCTGCAACCAATCACTAGGTTGGATATCTGTATTATACTCTATAATACATCCAAACTCATGTGATAGTGCTCTATCGTACACAGCCTGTTTTGTACTGTCTAAAACTTGTTCAAGGTAAGTTTCCAACCCATATTTTGTCGTAATCCATTCAGCAAAGTCGTACATACCGGGGAGGACCTGTTCCTCCTCATGTTTTTTGTCCGGTGGTTTCTTAATTTTCACTCTTCTAATATTGTAGGCTAGCGATTCATTAGTTGGCTCAGTTGCACACCCTCCTTTAGATACGTGTGTAAGCTCATAAATATTTCCAGCATGCCGTTGTAACGACCATTTTCTCTCAGTATATCTGTATTGACTATTAATGACTGTTTCAAGTATGTCACGTTTAAAGCCACGTTTCAATGCTTCCTGTTTCCTTGTAGCTATCGCTTTGAAGATAGCTAGTGGGTCGTTGGGTATAGCCATTTCTGTTGGACCGTGGACCAAAGTGGCTATCGACCTTGCCAAGTATTGACTGCCGTCTCCTATATTGTGATCAACCCGTAAGAATTCTGCAATAGACCCAAGATAGCATTTCGAGCTTTGAAACCTGATATTGTATATCTGCGCATTCTTTTCAATATTCTGTGTCTGTTTTAGTGTAGTCACAGCACCCAGGATATCATCACCACTGTGCGTCGTAGGGAAAGGTTCTTGCTCAGTCATCACCTGTGTATAGATAACGTTAAGCACCGTGTTCATAAACGTAGTTAATCGCCACCCTGAAAGTAATGTACCCTGTGCCCTATAACTACCATTGTGTCTATCTTGTATAACAACATCATCTAAAGACTTTGTCACCCAACCAAGAGCCTCAAGTTGTTGCGGTGAGAGATCTGCTTCGAATACTTTTCCATACGCTTTAAGAACTTGCTGCATAGCGCTCGTAGAATGTTGGGCATTAAAGTCTTCGAAATCAAAGCAATAAGGTACACCATTTTTCAGGACTTCACGCACGGTGGCGCCAACCCTGGCTGCTTCAGCCTCCTGAGCTATAGGTACTATGGTAGCTAAGGCCTCTTCGCAACCGTTCATTGCAAAACTAGATAATATAAAATTTGTGTTATCAACACTGTATATAGCTCGTTGCTTTCCCCATTCGTATTTAGTAGAAGCTCTAGCGACTATTTGCGGTGTTCTATTAGTGAAGAATTCCAGTTCCTTTCTAGGCATGGCACAGCATGCATACAATTTATTCTTTAGCATCGGGTCACTTGACACGTATTGCTGATCTTCAGTGTATTGTGAATGGTAAGCACCAGGTGGTGCCCATTGCCACCTCATTTTAAAATAGGTATCAAAATGACTTTTAAACGGTCGACCACCTCGTCTCTTGACCTTTTTAAATAACTCATGAGCCCGCTCTAGAATTTCTATGTCGCTGATGGTGACAGTGTTAGGATTGACCCGATGTTCTTTTTCGTTCTCCCAGGACACTGCACCAATGCCTCTATTCACTAAAACTTCAAATTCAAAAAATATACTACAGTCTATGCCACACAAATTTTGTATAGCTTTAAGCTTTA